TATTTTTTGTACCAAGTGCATTTACATTTAAGGTTGAAGCTCCACTAGATGCGTTACCTGCTTTAAAATGAAATACTTGCCCTGCTACATAAGCAGTTACTGCTGGTGTTAGAGCTATTGCATAAGCATTTGCACTACCTGTATCGTTAGATTGGAATATTAAACCACCATCTTGTATCTGCCCAGCATTTACTCCGTCTGTGTGTGCTGTACCATCAGCTAGTGCTGTTATCTTTTGACTACCTAAGTTAGCTGCACCTGTGAAAGCATTACTTCCATCTTTGTTAATAGCTTGGTTTAATCCTGTTGCTATATCTTGGTCGTGTGTATCGTGCCTATCTGCAACAATCTTTGTTCCTGCATCTCTGTTACTTTGCCAAATAGATGTACCTGTAAATACTCCATCTGACCTTGTATATGTTCCTCCTGACCAACCCATTTTTTATTCTCCTTTCGTTCTTTTTATAGTATTATGGTTCATAAATCAATTATTTATTACTTTCTTCTTAAATCTTTTAATTCTTCATATACTTCATTTCTCATTTCTATAAAACCTATTTTTTCTTCATTTGTAGATTCTTTACTAGATGCTAAAGATTCAAATGCTCTCATAGCTAATTGATATTGCCTAATTTTAGAAGATTGAGGATTTAGTAATGTCATTACATTATCTAAATTTTTAGGATTAGCTAATAATTTACTACCTAATCTACCTGCTATAACTAACCCAGCAGTAGCTGGTAAATTAACTGCTGCACCTGCTGCCATAGCTATTCCTGGTATTGACCTAACTCCACCTAATACTGCCCTTCTTGCTACAAAAGTACTAGGATTTGCAAACTCATTTCCTTGATATCTACTAGCTAATTTAATAAAATCTTGAAATTTATTAAAATCTACATTAGTAGCTTTAAATATTTCTTTTATACCATCTAATTTTTCTTTACTTTTTCCTGTTATTCCTAAAGCATTTGTTATTTTATTTACATCATAATTTAATAAAGGTTTACCTTTTGTATCTATTATTTTTGCTGAATCAAATGCTTTATTTACTACTGATTGTGCTACATTTTTAAATGTGTCTTTAGGAATTAATTTTTGTAAATCTCTAACAGCTTGTGGGCTATCTAATTTTATTACATTTTTAATTAATTCATCTGCATTTATAGTACCAGACTTAAAAGTGTTAGAATTAAAAATATTTTTATCTGCTCTTTGAAATCTTTTTGCTGTAGGAGTTTCAAATTTTTTCATACCTTCTGCAAAAAAATCATTTGCTGTTTTGTGAGTAGTTAGTACTTCTTTATATTTTTTTAAATTTTCTGGTGTGCTTTTAATAGGAGCTAAAGATAAAAAATCTTCTTCTAATGCTTTTTTAGTTTTTTGCAATCTTCTTACATTTACATTATTAGCATCTTTTAAAAAATAATTTATATCTTGTTTTAATCCTTTATATTGTTCTGGACTTATAGGACCTTTTATGCTTTTTATTTTTTGCAAAAAATTATAAATTTCATCTTTTGCTGGTGAAATAGTAGTTTCTTTTCCTCCTTTTAAAGCAAAAACAGGCAAATCTTTTTCTAACTCTGTAATAACTTTTTTTGTATTATTTAAACCTATTACATTTCTGGCATTTTCTGGTAATTCTTTTACTGCATTTTCAAATAATTTATAATTTTGTTTTGCTATATTTCTAAATTCTTGGTTAGTATTTTTAGCTGCTTTATAAATATTTACTCCTAAATCACTTATAGACATATTAGGACCAAAAGAATTTAGTATATCATCTGCTACTTTATTTAAGGCTTCTTTTTGTTGTTCAAAACCTTTTCTAATTGGTTTACCTACAAAAGGAAAAACACCAATTACTTTCTGATACCCTTTACCTAAAGCAGTATCAGTAACTCCTGCTATATTTAAAGGAATATTTAATCTTTTAGATGCTTCAAATAATGCTCTTGAATTATCTGTAACTCCTGTTATTCCTTTTTTTATAGCTTGTCCTACTCCAGGCAAACTAGCAAATGCTAAATTATAAGCTGATTCTGTAGTTAAATCTTTTCCTGTTGATTCTATTGCTTCTGGTAATGTTCTAGGTTCTTGTTTTCCTCTTAATGTTTCTATTAAATCATATAATTGACCAGCTGTAGTAGCACCTCCTGCACTTAAAGCTAAATTACCAAATCCTGGTAAAGGTGTACCAGCTATAAACCCTGCTGTACCACCTAATGCTTGAAAAGTAGGTCTATTATAAAAAGCTCTACCTAATTGTTGTTTTAAATTATTTTCTCTTGGTGGTTCAGAAACCATTAATTCTGGAATTGGTGGTGCATTTTGCTCTTCAACAATAGATTCTTTAATTTTTTCTTGTGGTTTTATAGTTTCTTGACCTCCAAATTGTTCTTTCATAATCCTTTCTATTTCTTGCATAGACATATTAGCAGGAAATTCTATTTCTTCATTATTAGGTCCAAAAATTATTTGTTTTTCTGCCATTAATTTTTTTCTTCCTCTATTAATTCTAATTGGTTTGTTTCAGAATTATATTTATATTTATTATTTTGTTGATTATTAAATATTAATGAAAAATTAGGGTCTTTTTTAAAATCAATACCTTGATTTCTAGTTAAAGTACTAGCAGTACTATAAGTATTATATAAAGATTCTCCTTTTCCTTGCAAAGTTTCTATTGCTTTTTGTGGAGATTTTATCCAGCTAGTAATAGATAAATCATTTTTTATTTCTTCTATATTAGCATTAGTTGGAGCTCTATCTCCCTTTTTATATTTAATATCTGCTAATGATGTAATTACTTCAGTTAATAAAGTCATAGCTTTAGCTGATTCTGGATTTGTTTCTTTTGTTAAATCAATACCTAGTAATTGAGTAAGATTATTTACTGCATTTTTACCTGGAAAATCTCTTCCTCTTAAATCTTCTATTAATCTATTAATTTTACCCTCTATTCCTGTTACTAATGTAGGATTATTTTTTATAATATTTACTAATTCATTAGCAGCTTCTAAACCTTTTCTAGCTGTAATTTTTAATGATACTTGTCTATCATATTCTGCACCAGTTTCTAACGAAGGTAAGTCTGGTTTAAATGGTATTAAATTACTTTTTTGATTTAAATTACTTTGGTCATTTACAATATTATCAACATTTTTACCATTATTTTTATTGGTTAATATTTTACCTTTATCTATATATGTTACTTTTCCTCCTGGAGCAGTTTCAAATTCTATAGTTCCATCTATTATTCCTGTTGCTTGATTAAGAGTTAAATTTGGATTGCTTTCTAATAATGCATTTATTTTTTTTTGTCTTTCAGATATTTTTAGTTTTTCTGGTTTTGTAACTGATATATCTGAACCTAAAGGCTCAATTTTATTTGGTGATTTTGAATAATAAGTATTTTTTCCTATTGTAATTTCATAATAAGGTGTTTCTTCACCTTTAGCATTAAATCCTATTTTTTCTTTTGTAGCAGGTAATAATCTTTCTGCTTCTGCTCTTCTTCTTAAATTCCTATCTTCTATTGCATCATAATATTGTAATTCGTTTATATCAGCACCTTTTAATGCTTGACTTAATGCTGTTTGAGGATTTCTTGATAATGTTTCTTGCTCTAGTCTTTCTTTACCTGTTAGAGCATCTGCTACTCTACCTAACATATTTCTATCTTCTGTAGGCTCTCCTACTGTTACAGCTTGAGGTGCGTATGGTACTCCTCTAAAAGATTCTATTTGATTTTCAGGACTTATTGTAATTTGTCCTGGTATTAATTCTTCTGATGGTCCTGTATCTATAGCTCTTTGTATTTCTGATACTTTAGTAGCAAATTCATCTTGTCTTTTTAATCTATTTTCAGCAGCTTGTAAGGCATTTTTAGACCTAATACCACCTAATACTTGTGCTGTTAATACACCTGCTACTGGTCCAAAACCACCTCCAGCTGCTGCTGTATACGTAGATGGAGAACCTATAGCACTAGATTGAGCTGCTTCTTGTCTAGCCCTTTCTAATAATTGTTGTATTAATGGGTCTTCTTGTCTTTTTGGAAATACTCTTGTTACTGCCATATTATACTCTTTCCATATTTACATCTAGTTGACTATAATCTACCATCATGTGTCCGAAGATATTTTCAAATACTGCTGATGGTTTTACTTTCTTAACTTCTTGTGCCATCACACCAATATATTTTTGTGGAGACCAGTTATACTCAAACTCATAAATATTTAATCCAGATTTAGATTTAGATTTGTATTTAATGTTTTTCTTTAGTGTTATATCTGAATTAAAAGCACCTCCTGAACCAGCACCTGCTAAAGCACTACCTAATGCTGCCATACCTGCACCATAACCTTGCATTTCTACTCCATATCTTCTTGCATCATTTATACCTTGTGCTTGTGTTGCTGCAAAGATTGGTGGAGGTGCAATACTTGTTGCTGGTACATCTAATCCAGTTGTTGCTATTTGTCCACCTCTAGTTGTTGGAGATGGTAGTCCTGTTAATGTAGCTATCTCTGATAGTGGTACTTCTCTTTGTAATAATAAATCTGCAAGTTGTCTATCTCTCATTCTTTCTTGTTCTGCTACACGACTAGCTGCATCACTTATTTGAAAACTTCTTAATCCTGTAGCTCTGCCTAATTGAGCATCAGCTAGTGCTTGTCCTTCTCTAATGGATTCAGCAGCTACACCTTGTAAGGTATCATTCTGAGCCATTCTAAGCTCTGCAAATGCGTTATTATATGCAGTAGTTCCTTCTGGTATTCCAGAGTTAATTAATTGTGTTCTAAGGTCTATTTCTTGCTGTTGAAATTGAGGTTGTAATCTACCTACTGCTCTGTTATAATATGCTCCCTCAACTCTTGTTGCATAATCGCCTAATGCTTCCATTGTAGGTACTTGAGCAAAATTACTTCTATCTATCATACCTGGTTGTGATGGTAGATTAGCTAAACTAAATGTTTCTTGTGGTAATCCACCTAATAATCTACCAGCAGTATCTAAATAAGCATCTGATATTCCTACTTGTTTTTGTCTTTGTGCTTCATATTCTGGTGTTAAAGAATAAGTTTGTAAAAATCTATCATCACCTAAATCTGTTACTCTAGTTATATCATAAGGAGATACAACATCAGGTCTATTCATTCTACCTTCTAATCTAGCAGTTTCTACATTTGCTGCTCCTTGTGCCTGTGCTGCACCTGCATAATCTGGTGCTGCTGGTGGCTTTGGAGGGCTTAATATATTGCCAATAAAACTCATGCTATTTCCTTTCTTAATAAAACTGCTTTTCTTTTATAACCTTCTAATTCTTTTTCCCAACCTATTCTTCCTAAAATGTCAACACATTTATATTTTTTTTCTTTTGCATACTTTATAATCTTTTTTTCTAAACTTTTCAAACTATTTAATTCGCCACCTGCTAAACCTATACGCAAAGAATCTTTATAGCCTACTGTAATAACTGCACTTTTTTCATCCATAAATATTTGATATGTACCATCATTTAATCCTTGCTCTACTTCTTGCTTTGTTACATTATCAGCTATTGCAGTAGCTGGTTCTAATAGTTTCCATACTCTATCTGTAAGTATCATAAACCTACTCCTTTTTCATAATAAATATCTACACTATGCCATTTAATACTTTGTGCTTGTGTACTGGTTTGTATTCGTATTGCTGCGTTCCATCCTATATCTGCAACACTTCTCCATACTAATTGTGATGCAATTGTTCCTGCCCATTCTGATACATCCCATGTAGCTGTATCCCATGAAGCTCCATCTGTAGTAGCACTAGATGGTGTATATGTAGAAGTTCCATCATTAAAGTCTACATCAAATCCTATACTAACTGGCAAATCTGCATCTGATGATACTATAGGTCGTATAGCTGTAAATCTTTTAGATGTACCTCTACCACCATAATATACAAATGCTGTTTTTGCATTACCTTGTATTTGTGTTCCTGCATCACTTAATCCATTATCTGCTTTATATACTTTAGTGTTTCCTCCAAAATATAAATCACCTTCTAATAAACCCCAACAGTAGGCATCTTGTCCTGTAAATCTACCCCATGCACCAGTATTTAAATTAACTACAAACTGCACAAAAGAACCACTTACATCATTAGGTACATTAAATAAACCAAATTGTCCTTTAGGATAAATTAATGCTTCCCAACCAAAGGTAGATTTAAAATTAGTTACTGCTGTTAATATACTACCACTTATTTTATCTGATATGGCTTTTGCATAGTTTGTTTCATCTTCTGCATACATTTTAGTCAAAGGTACAAAACCAGATTCTGTAATTACAATTAATTCTGGTCCTACATTTACAATACATCTTTTACCTATAGGTCTTGCTATTTTAAATACACCTACTAAAGACCATGCAGTAGCACTACTTGGGTCTGTACCTTGATAAACTGCCACTTCTCCCTCTGAGGTTATAAAAGCTATATAATCATCTGAACCAGAACCACCATCTCTTGTTAGTGTACCAGCAGCTACTAATTTACCACCAAAGTTAAATACACTTCCTAATGCAAAGGTAGATACTGTTCCTGCTACAGAATTAATAGGTAAATAACCAAAACTTAAACTATCATTAAATATAAAAAATAATCTTTCTTTAAATACTGTTACATTGTTTATAGTAGAACCTGTTACTCCACTTAAAGAAGGTGTTGCCCATGCACTACCATTGTAATGTCTTGGTGCATCTGCTCCATTTACTATAAATAGAAATGAACCTCCTGATGTTGTAAAATTAACATGTTGAAATTGCACATTAGATAAACTAGTTACTACTGCACTTCCTACACTACCAGAACTTGTTACATCATAAATAGCATTATTACTAGCAGCAAAAAGTTTATTAGCACTAGGAGACCTGTAAGACATTAAACTCTGTACTGTACTAGGTAATCCTGTTACATGATTGGTAAATCCATTTCTTAGGCTTACATCTGTAGAACCAGGAAAGAAATTATCTAATCGAATAGCATCTGTTTGTGGCATCAAGTCCACAGCATCTCTTGTGTTTAATCCACCAATAGGTGCAGATTGAGATGTACTCTCTCCTGTAGGTCTAAAAACTGCCATTACTTTTTACCTTTATACCCTGAAGCATATATAGCTCTAGCTTGTCTTTTAGCCTTACCTTTTGATTTATATACTTTTCCTTTTGTTCCAAACCTATAACCACCCTTTACTTTTTTAACAGGCATTATAGTGAAAAGTTACCTTCTGGTTCGTTTACAGGTAGATATAATCTGTTTGGTCCTGCCATACGAATGATTTGCTTTGCACCATCTTTGGATTGCTTTTCTGATAATTTTAATCGGTATTCTTGAAATTGATTATCATAAGGCAAACCTTTTTGTTTTAAAAATCTCCATATTACACCAAGTGTAATTAAATCTTCATCTAATACTGTTGTATTACTATCTGCTGCATAACTAATTGCATTTGCACTACCATCACCATTAGTATCTACCCAGTTTTTAATAATGTATTCAAATGCTACTGTTTCACCAGCAGGAGGTGTTGGACTAAATAATAATTTACCACCTCTTATTCTAAAATAATTTGTTATACCACTACTTACACTTGCTTTTAATCTTTGCCATTGTGCATTGTTTAGTGGTCCGTAATATTTTCTATCTGTGGTTCTATTCCACATAGTATCATTACTAAATCGTAAAAAATCAGAAGCTATGGTTGTCATATTTCCTTGACTTTCTGCTGCAAGTGTTGTGTGTAATTCTTCTTTAATTAATACTTGCCAGTCATAACCTGATACTAGATTTTTACCTTCTCTATTAGCTGCTGCTAATAATTGTATATTAGTAGTATCTGTAGAACCTATTACTGTTGTAGGAGAAGGTACACCTATCTCTTTAGCTGCATCTTGGCATATTGTAAGTAAGGTCATTCACCCACCACAGGTTGTTGAGGTTTTGTATGTTCACCAGCTAGGAATTGTTTAGCTTCTTTTCTATGGTCTAATACATCTTTACCTAAACCATGACAAGCACCATCCGATAATCCTGCTAATTGTTCTACAGAATTAATACCTTCCATTTCAAAAAACTTTTTCTTGTTTATATTTAATGATTTTAATTTAGTTAATGGTGTTTCTTTTTTTGTATTTTTAACTGGTTTTTTGCTTTTGTAATACGCATTGTACTCATTAGGAAACTCTTGTTTGATTTGTTCTTCTTTATCTTTCATTTTATAAATTACAGTATTAGGGTCTCCTATTAATTTAATTTCTACTAAATCAAAAGAATTTGTATCATCTCTGTATATTGTTACTCTTCTATTTCCTGCCATTCTTAACCTCCTGTTAGTGTGGGGGAATTACACCCCCACGATTATAATGCTCTAACCAGCAAATTGACAAGCAATTATTTTAGCTGAAGCATCTATAGCAAATGCACACACAGGTGAAGTTGCTGCTGCTGTTACATCTAATGTACCATCACCAGCTCCTGTTGGTGTTAATGGGTCTCCATCAGCACCTGCTGTTAATGCAATAGTTAGAGTTGCTGTTCCACCTATCTGTATCCAACAATATTGTCCGTCTGTTGGAGCAGATTGTAAAACACCAGCACCTACCTCATTAGAATCAGATAAATCACTTGTTACTACATTTACTGCACCAGCAGAAGCACCAGAAGGTGCGTAGTAATAAGCAACATATCCACTTACTGCTGCTACACTTCCAGCACCAGTATCGTATTGAACATACTTGAAGGTGTTTCCAGCTGCATCCATGCCTTTTTGACCGACCATAAATGTAGCTGTATCACTAACTTCAGTTTTGTCCATTCCAGTAATATAAGCCATAATGTTTTCTCCTTATTATGCTTGTATGACGCCTTGTCTTGCTCTATTTGAACAGGTCATATTTCCTGCCCAAACAACTGGCAATACCATTGCGTCTTGGTTAACAGAAGCCTTCTCACCTAAAGGAGAAAATTCTCTACCTTGAGCTGAACGAAGGAATAAATAGTCCGTATTTAAGAAATACATCTTATTACTTGGACATTGGTCATCAAAGAACACAGGTGCGTTCATAAACATTAAGTTCATAAACCCTGCACTAGCATTGTCATCACTTGTAAATCTTTGGTTAGTCTGTAAAGAACTCCAATAGAAATTAAAGTAATTTGTATCTGCTACAATACAATCAGGAACATCAGCTCCTCTTGTAGTGTCTAGCCATAAAGTGTTCATTGCTGTTTGTATAGTTGTAGCACTAGCTGTAGGAGCTCCTGCTGCAGCACTAAAATCATACACTTTATTTTGCCAGAATGTGTAAGTAGTAGAGTTAATACCACCAACTGTGTTTCCGACTGTACCAGGAACTATCAACTGTAATCCACCTAGTTCTTTACCATCTGTACCAGTACCATCAGCATACAAAGATGTAGCCATAGTATTGTTCAATGTTTTCTCTAAGTTTCTTACTCTTGATTTAAGCAAGTTAAATATTGCTTCTTTTCCTGAGTTTTCGACCTGTTCTAATCCAGATATAACCACATTACCAGCTAATTGCTTATAATTAAACTCAGCTGCTGTGAATACATTAGATGTAGATGTGTCTAATACTTCGTAACCACTATACCATTTTGCAGTTGAGTTAGTTGCGTATTCTAATTCTTGCACAATGGTTCTTCCAGTAGCTACTTGCTTGTTGCCTTTTGCATCAATATGACGAAGTAAGGCATTACTATTTGTTACGTTATCTGCTAAGGTTTTTGAATAACCAGCAAGAGTAGTAGTAACGATTTCAGTAAATGTACTGTTAGGCGAAGTTGCCATAATATACCTCTCTATAAGTTAATGTTATCCCACAACTCATCTAGTTACCCCTGCTTTACTAATTGATTCCATTAACAATGCATCTAAATCTGTAGCTTTAACAGAACCTGAAGGTGGTGCAGTAGCTGTTCTAGGTCGAACTTTTTTAGCCTTTTCAACTGCTGCCTTTCTTCTCGCATCTTCTTCAGCTTTGGCACTTTTTCTTTGTGCATCTAAAGATTGTTTATACAATTCATCATCTAATCGTACAGCTTTAGCATAAGCATCTTCTAATCCTTTTGCTTCTCCTGCATCAATTAAATTACCCATTTTAACTCTTAATTTGTCAAAATGAGGATATTTTAAATTGCCTTTATCATCCTTAGTACCAGCAAAACCATTGATTTGAGCTTCAGTCTGTTGTCTAGCAGATTGCAGATTTTGTCGTTTGAACTGATTTAATTCTGCAAGGATTGCTTGATTTTGTTGTTGTAATTGGGTGATTTGAGGGTCGGAATCATTCCAATCCCCAGTTTCTTCGATTGATGAAAGGTCAATACCATAACCTTGTGCTAATTGCTTGAGTGCCATTTTTGGGTTATTTCTGAGTGCCATATCTGCATTAAGTAATCTGGAGATATATTCGGCTTCTCCTACACCACTTGCTGCGATTTGCTGTCTCATTGGAGCTATAACTTTGTCTAATGATTCAAAACTTTTGCGTTGTTGGGCTACTTCTTGCGTCTTTCTAGTGTAATCTGCTGTCATTTCTTTATCTCGCTTTAGCATATACTCCTGTGCATCACGAGGTAAATCCTTGAACTTGCTTCTTACTTCTTCTGACCAGTTTTTTGGAGCTTCTAGTGGGGGTTCTTTCGAATCCTCTCCATCAACATGAGCCACTACAGCATCATCAGAAGGTTCTTCTGTAGAATCTTGAGGTTCTGTTTCATTTTCAGGAGCTACCTGGTCTAATGAATCAGATTCAGATTCTTCGGAATTAGTTTCATCCACTTTTTGTGGAGTGTCAGGTTGAGGAGCTTTTTTAGCTTCCTCTGGTGTGGGTGTTTCTTCAGTCGGTAGTGCTTGATTTATTGCACCTTCCAAAACTGCATCTAAATTTGGTGCTTTTTCTGGTGCTGATTCCTGATTAGGAGTGCTTTGTTCTGTCATATTATCCTCTTTTATTGTTAATCATATTATCCCAAAATTTAGGTTTTGCAGAACTTGTATAATCGTTCCCACATTGCCTAACATTGTGTTTCCTCTCATGTTCTCTTACTTGAGAACGACTGCTTATCACAGATTTGTCGATTGGAGACACAAATTCTTGTATATCACCCATAACTTGGTGTGATTTTGTTCTTTTTGTACTTTTAATTACTTTATAATTACTTTTAGTCCAGTCAATATTATCGTAGTTATCTCTGTAACTCATCTCTTGCTTCCTTATTCATTTCTTCAGCTATTTTCATATCACTTTCTAATAATGCTAATTCTTTCTTTGCATTAGCCCTTGCTTGGCTTGATTGTGCTTCTGTCATTACTTTATTACCAGATGTTCTTTCTCTTGCTTGTATATCTGCTAGTTTACCTTGTTGTTTTAACTCTTCTTTAGCCATTTCTGTTTGCATTTTCTGTGCAGCAATTCTTTCAGCTTCTGAAGGTTGTGGACCAGCTTGTAATGCTTGTTGAGCTTGTTGTGTTAGTTGTGCTTCTGTTCTATCTATCACATCTTCAAAAGTTCTACCTACTTTCCATGCACCCATTAAAAATCGTAATGCTTGAAATGCTAATGGTGTTAGTGCAGGTGATTGATTTGCTATACCTATAGCTTGTTGTAAATATGCACCAAAAGATGATAAAAACTCAATTCTAGTCTTTTTTTCTTCTTCTTCATCTGTAAAAATTGTAGCATCTGATTCTATATCTATACTATATCCTCTTAATTTATCATCACGCATTATTTGCATCATTTCTGGGGTTATAGTAAGAGCTGTCATAGCTGCTAAAGTTTCTGGTTCATAGTGTTCTGCTATAATTTCTGCTTTTAATCTAAATAAATCTCTTATATATTCAGCTATTTCAGATTGTTTTTTACGCATACGCATACTACCAAACTGTGCTTTTAATTGCTGTGCCGTAGCTGTTTCACTTGCCTTTGTAGAACCTCTAATAATGTCTGATATGCCTGTTATTTGGTAAATTGTATCTAATATTTGGTTTCTCTGTTGATATAAACCAGATAAAACTTGTGCAATAGGTGCTATATCTTCTTGTTGAAATACAGATTGTAGTCCACCTTTTGCTGCTAATTGTGCAAAATTTTCTGAAGGTACAAAATCATTGTCTCCAGCATCTGCTAAATGTGATAATTCTGGTACAGAAGCATCATATATACCCCTTCTTTTTAATCCTTCTATTAAATTACTTATTCTTGTTGTAATTCTATCTAGTTCATCAGCTTGGTCTTGATACAAAGTAAATTCTGGTATAGGAACATTTGTTTCATTTGTTCTTATAGCTACTAATGAATCAGGGCATGGGAAAAAATTTTCTAGTTCATAAGGGTCATCATCTTCAGCTAAGACTTCATTGTACCCTTTTGATATAAAAAATCTTTTACTGGAATATTTATCCCAGATTTCCCATACCTCTGCTCTGGAGAATATCTCAGAATATTCTTCTTGATAGCCTTCTGTAGGCTCTGGAGACCAGTTTAAAGGTATATCTTTAGCATTTTTAAAACCTTTTTCTATTAATTCATCTCTAGTTAATAAATGCCTTCTTGCCTTCCAATATACATCTTCTGGTCTTTTTGCAGGACTTTCTCTGTAATCTTCCCAATTTACATAATCAAAATAACATCTTTGGTCAGCTATGCGTTCTTCTTCTTGGTCTATCATAACCATATTGCCAAATTCATCTAAAGATTCTACTTGTATCTTTTCTTTTACAAAAATAGGCTCATATACTACCCAAACTACACCTCTACCAGGTAATAAATAATCTTCTATTGCTGCTTTTATAGGTTTATCTGCTGAATATACCTCATTACCATATTGTAATGCTCTTTCTAGTACAATAGCTACTTGTCTTGTTATAGGGTTATTGTCGCTGTATCTTCTACGCACATCTGCTTTTGGCATACGAGCAAATAATGCACCTTTCATAGTTTCTGTGTTAGACCATAGAATATTAAATTGTTTACTTAACCCAGTACCATATCCATCTGTTTCTCTTTCATCTCTGTATCGTGCTACAACAGCTCTACCTCTTTCTCTCCAATCTTTTTCTGATTGGTCAGAGCTATCAAGTTCCATCTGCCAGTATTGTGCAGTGCCTTGTAGTTTTACTGTTTCATCTCTAGTTTCTGCCATTAATTACCCATCATCATTTGATTTTTAAGCATCTGTAATCTCATAATTTCTTCATCTATTTGTTCTGGTGTCATAGGTGTTCCCATAGGACTTATTTGTTCTTGTGGTGTCATAATAGGTGCTGCACTATCCATAGGAGGTGCTAACATAGTGCCTGTTACATCATTAAATTGAGACATATCTGCATCAGGTGGTATTACTGTAGGACCTGTTGTATAATCAGCAGGAAATTGAGATTCTGGCATTGCTGTATTGTTATCTGCCATCATCATATTATTATTACCTCGTAGACTTTGAGACATCATCATTCTTTCTTCTTCTTCTGTCATGGGTCTGTTATACATTCCTGAGTTAATTGCCATTATATCTCCCTATCCTTTTTTATTTTTTTTATTTTTTGATGCTATAATTTTTTTCTTTAGTGCTGTAGGTAAATTTTTTTGCTTACCTTTTAAAGCTCCATTCATAGGTTTTTTTTTACCATATGCCATATTATATCCTTTTTTCTGGTTTATTGCGTTGTTCTCTATCGTGCATATCCATCATTTCATCTAGTGTTGGAGTACGCAGTAATTCTTTCATAATATCTGGTTCTTTTTCTTTTGGTTTTATATTTTTATACGACATAGCTAAATACCTAAAACTATCACTACCATGTGATGCCCAATTATGTAAAGGATTTCTTTTAAATACTCTTTTCACATCATCCCATTCTCTTTGATAATTTCTCAAAGCATTAATGCCATTTTCACATCTCTTAACATCAAAATAACAATTTTGCAACAATAATCGTACAGCATTAATTCCATCATCAACTTTATGGTTTGGTACTATGCGTGGTCGTCTACCCATATTGATTAAAGTTTCTGCTCTAGTTCTACCAGTTCCAAGCTCTCGTACTTTAGCATCATGAGGTAAATAATCATCACCCCAGTATTCTATTTGCATTTCATCCATTACTTTTACATAGTGGTCTAATCCAACTCCTGCACTTTCATAATAATCAAATATTCTTATCTCACCCATAGTAACTTGGAAAAACCATAAAGCACAACTATCCGATATTCCTAAATCCCATGCTACATGAACAGGTAAGCTAGGGTCTCTTTCTACTTTTGTAATTCTACCTTCTTGTTCTGCTTCTATAATTAAATTACCATAGTAAGAACCTTTAATGGCAGCTGCCCAAGAACATTCAAATTCTTGCATATATTCATCTTCACCCATTTGTTTTTTTGCTGCTTCTAATTCTTTAGCATCTACTACTCCTGTTTCACTTGCACGATAGATTGCTCTATGCCATTCGCTATCGTGTTTTGCATCTTCATATAATTGCCAGAATTGATTTCTACCTTTTGGTGTACCAATAAATATTGCCCAACCTTTTCTATCGGTTAACGCAGGTCTTATCACTTCACTCCACATTCTAGGAGACATATCAGCATATTCATCCATTACACAACCATCTAAGAATATTCCTCTCAAAGCATCTGGGTCATCTCCTGCACCATACAATCGGATACGACTACCATTAATTAAATCTACTCGTAGTTCGGATTGATTTACTTTAGTACCAGGAATATCTTTTGTATAATATAATAAATAATCCCAAGCCACAGCTTTTGCCTGTCGATAGTATGGAGCTATGTATGCAAACCTACCATCATTTCTTTCTGTTTTTATTTCTAATGCGTGTCGTAATATTTCTGTAATTGCATACACAGATTTACCCCATCTTCTATGAGACACACAAATTTTAAATCGTTTATTATTTTTATGTAAGTCTGCTTGTTGTGGTCTGGGTGTGTAAGGAATAGTTATGTGCATAGGGAACAGATTACCATTTCTTACACGACCAGTATCGAGCTGTAAGTTTACTTGGTGGAGAAGTATCACATTTATGTCTAGCTCGAAAACTTTTTCTTCTGTCAGGATTATTTTTTTTAATACTCATATTAGGGTCGCCAAATCGTATAAGTTTTGTTTGTCCATTAGCTCTTGCAAGTACAGCAAATTTTTTACTTTTATTTGGAGTTCTTTTTGGTTTATTATAACCAGAAAATCTTTCACCCCTATAGTCTATACTCATGCCTTTTTAGCTTTACTCTTTGCTGTTTTAGATAAGTCTTTAAAGTGAAATAATTTAACACTAGTTTTACCATGTTTCTTACCAGAGTGTAAATCTCCGTTAGGCATTTTATGTGTATTGCCTTTAAATAAAGAACCATCTCTTTTATAATGTTTTACCCCTTTCATTATGCTTTTCTTTTTTTAGATTTTGTATTTTTATTACCCATGACTATTCTTACTTTTTTCTTCATAGGTTTCTTGGTCATCTTCTTACTCATTTTTCCATATCCATATCCTGGCATATTATTATCCTTTCTTTGTTTTTTTCTTTTTAATTTTATTTGCAATTTTTTTAAAAATACCTTTTGCTGGTGAACCTTTACTTCCTACTTTACGCATCTTCTCACCAGAACCTGCTGCTATGCGTTTGCGTTTAGCATGAATATTAGAATATAATCCTCGTCTAGCCATTTGTTATTTTCTCCTGTATTATTTCTGCATCAATCTCTTTTTTATTATCTAAATTAAAACTAACTGTAATATTATTTGGTAGTCCTTCATGCTCCACAGTTTCTCTAAAACCACCCTTCGTCTTTGCTAAAAATATTGCCGAGATAGTATCCCCCTTCATAGCTTTCTTATACAACTGACTACCAATAGACATTACCATCTTCTCCTTACCAGCATCTAACTCATGCCTAAAATATTTTCTTAAAGTAGTAACATCACAGTTCATTAGCTTCGCTATCTGGTCCTGATTCAATCCAAACCCAACAGCTAATTCTACCTGCTTCTTATTCTCCTCTGTAGGTTCAAACTTTGGTCTGCCTTTCATCCATATCTCCAATACAGTTATACACACATATAATTAATTTAATCCCTTATGTCAAAACCTTTTTTGTTTTTTACTATTATGTAGAACCGATTATGGGTAGTTGGGATGTGTTTGATATATGCCTTTAGATTAGCACCAGTACTACCCCACATCCGATAATTTAAAAAAAAATCTAAAAATAAAAATCTCTATGGGTCCCACTATAGCTTATAGCTTATACATATAAATATTTTACATTAGAACAAATCAAGAACAAATATATTATAGAACAAATAGAGAACACCAGGAACTAGAACATATAGAGAACAAATACTTTCCATATAATCGCTATACAATGCCATTGAATATATAATGCTTATGATTGTATCATATATGTTTAATGTTACTCTATGCTTATTATATCGCTGTTAAAGTATTGGTAAGAACAGAAAGAGAACAAAGTAGCAGCTACTTGCTCTTATTCTTTTTTATAGAGGGTTTAACATCTTTATTAATTATAAATGCCATATACCCTATTAAACCATAACAATCCTATATAATATATATTTTAACTTTAACTTTATATTTAAATAGCATACTTCAAGCATAAGTTTAGCATATGCGATTGCATAACTAGAATATGAGTTTTTAGCATAGTTTAGAAATAATTATGCAAATGCTTTTTAATTTGAGGGTATACAATAATGTTATACTATCTCTTATTATGCTATGTAGTGTATTATATATAGTGATGTTTTATAAGTTCGCAGATTTGTCTATTAAATCCCTATTTATATAATTATAATATTAGCATTAATTTTATATTATTATGTTTACATATAGTAAAATATATATATACTAAATGTATCATTAATTAAAAGGAGCAATTATATAATGGATAAATTAACTACTAAAGATATAAAATCATTTAAAGATACTTTAAAATCTTTATTTATGGAATTAGAAAATACAACTAGTCATAAAGCTTTTCATAATTATTTAAGTGAGCATTATAATAATTTATTAGATGTAACAGATATGGTTGAAGAAATAAAAGAATATTTAGAAGAAGAATTAAACAAAAAATAATATTTCTTATAGTGCTTTTATTAGCACTATGAGAAGTATTATATACTTCAATTTTATTAATTAAATATGGAGCAATTAAAATGTTAAATATTAAACAGCTAAATAAAATAGAATCTAGAATAATTGAGATAGAAAAATTTCTAGATAATAACAGAGATTATAATAAATTTGATAGCAATAAATTATTTACGGAAAGGGCAGAATTAGAGTTTAAAAGAAATAAAGATAATATTAATTTTAGATTATCTTGTAATGATAAATATTATTATGCTTGGCAATGTTATCTATTTACTCAATATATTTTAGAAAATAGTTATAAATTAGCTATAGTACCCTCAATGGTTACTACAGAAGATATTAAAAAGCGAGGAATTAGTTTTAATAAATATTCTATAAATATAGGTTCTAATCAATACGGTTCAGATTTAAAAAGATTTAGTAGCAAGGAAGAATTATTGGGCTTTGTTATTGGATTTAATGAAGCAAACAATTTATAATTTTTAACTATGGGGTTATTTATTAACCCCATTATTAAGAATTATTTTAATTCTTATCGGCTAGTCGATTACTAGAAAATTAAATGGAGCAATAACAATGCAATATAATAATATTACAAAAGATATGGAGAATATCTTAAACAATGAATTAAAACAAAAGCAATTAATAGAAAAATATAAGTTTAATAAAGCAATGACTTATAAAGGATATTACAAGCATTATAAATTAATTGCTTATGTAGGATTATTTACAATAATTTTACAACTAATAATTATTATTCAATTACTAACAAATGGAGTTTAAGAAATGCAAGTAAAAAAATATATAACTAAACAAGATATAAATTTTTATATAGAAATAAAACCTATATCTAAACAATATCAAAGAATAGTTTACAAAGATAAAAATAATAATTGGAATTATAGTTATAAAAATAATTTTGATAATTATGACTATTTAAATACAAAAGATATTAAAAAAATAAGATTCTATAATTTATTAAGTAATATTGAAATAATAGGAGTTTAAACAATGGAGCAATTTTTTAAATCATTAAGTAAAAGAGAACTTGCAAAATGGATAAAAACTTTTACAAGCTATGAATTATTAAATCAATTTTTAAACAATGCACCAAGTGAAGAAGATATAGAACTTGCAAAAAAGATTTATAAAGAAAAATAAATATTTAATGATGCACTTTTTAATTAAAGTGCATTGTTAAGTATTTAATACTTACTTGCTAAATAGCTATCAAGTAAAACTAGCTTATAAAAATGACATTAATTTATGACATAAAATTATGACATTAAATAATGACATTAAAAAACTGGAGTAACATAAAATGACATTAAAAAAAGATAAAAACAAAATACATATAATTGATTATAAATTACAAAAAATAAAGCCAATGAATAATTTTGAATTATCAGAATTTGTAAATAATATATTTTGTAATGGTAAAATAGAAAGTAAAAGATATTTAGCAGCACCGAACCAGGAAGCTGCACTATATATTTTAGATTCAGAATATAGAAAAAAACATAATAAAAAAGTAAGTTAAAAAAAAATAAAAAAGACTTGTAAAATTAAAAAAATTGCAAGTCTTTTTTTATGTTTAAATATGACATTAATATTATTTCACAAATAGTGTTTGACATTTTACTAATAGTGATTTATTAATATAAATAATGACGATTTTATTAACCTTAATCATTGGAGCTGATTATGACACAAGACACAAAAAAACAATTTGAAAAAGAATTAATACAATATGGTTTAAAAAATAATTATATTGAAAAAGAAAAAGACGGAACACTAAAATTCGTAGGCAGTAAAAATAAATATAGTGTAGAAAGTAGACTTGCTAAATATGAATTAAGATGGAATCAGTTAGTAAAAGAAATAGAACAAGATGACATTTTAATAAATAGTATTGAAGGTAATCATGTAGCTGGAATATTAATACAAATTAAAAAAGATATAGAGGAATATTTAGAGGAGAATAAAAATGAAAGGGGGAAGTATGAATTTAAAACAACTATATGAAAGAGCAAAAAAGAATAATTCTTATTATGAGAAAGAAACTTTTGAAGATTTTATTCACGATTATAAAAATGTAAGAGAAAACTTTTTTGTTAGTGAGGAAGAATATAGAAGACTTGCCCCAAAGTTAGAGGGCGAGTTTTATTCTTATTATAAAAAAATATATGGAGTGGGGTATTTAAATGACTAAAAAATATATAGAGGAGAATAAAAATGGCACAAGTTAAAAACTTAATAATGCAAGAAGAAGATAAGTTTTTTTCTGATTGTATTGACATTATAAAAGAATCTGAAACTATACAAGAATTTTATGGTAGGTTCGCATCTTTAGAAAAAGATGGAGATATAAAAAGACCTAGTCATATATCTCAAGAACAATTCCAGGAGGAATCAGAAGAATACTTTAACGAATACTGGAGCAAGTTTTGTTAATGACGATTTTATATGCAGTAATTATTTCTAATTTAGTAGTTACTGCATACCTTATATTATTATCAATTTAATAGGAGCAATAGAATGATTAGTGAAATATTTGACAGAAAATTATTTTTGCAAGACCAGGAAATAAAATTTTTAGAAATATCAATAGAGTTAAGAAAACTTACAAATAAAATAGAGGAGCAGTTAGCAAAAATAGAGGAGCAGAAAAAAGAATGTGATAAGATTATTTCAGACTTTGGCAAATATAATGACAAGGAGATGTTAGATGACCAAAAAAAAAATAATAAAGTTTGAAACTAAAAAAGAAGGTAAAGTTAATATGCTATCAAGAGCCATTAGTGTAACAACAGATAAGAAAAAAACAAAATTAATACCATTACTGACATTAGATTATTTTAGGAGGAAAAAAGATGTGGATAATAATTAAAAACAAAATAAAAGATAAAATTGAATATCAAGTATCTGACGGAGTTATAGGAAAAAGAACTATATCTTACGATACTTATGATAAAGAAGAAGCAATAAAAATTTGTAAAATAGAAAATGGAAAAAAAGATGGAGAGTAGAAAATTTAAAAATATAGAAATAAAGTTTAGTGAAGGCAACCATAGGTATTATGTAAATGACAATGGTACTAAAATAAATCCTAGTAGTGTATCTAAAATAATAAAAGGAGATGACGGATTTGGTATAGGTGCTATGGCAGGTCGTAAAAACTTTTTAGAAACATTGGTAGAGCAATTACCCAATACTAATTTATTAAGAGTAAATGACCTTACTGATTTACAAGAAAAGTTATTTGACATAAAAAAACTAGCAGAAAAAAAATGGACTGACCAAGCAACTTTAGGAACTGTCATTCATAATTTTATTGAAAGTTATTTAAGAGGTAACATGGCAGAGAGTGGTTATCATAAAGGACATGAAGAAAAAGATAATCAAATACGATTGATGCAATATCCTTTATATGAATATCTTAATGCAAATGTTAAGAAAGTACACGCAGTAGAATATTTAGTTTATGACAATTCTATACTGCCTTATGCAGGAAAGTTTGATGCGTGGATTGACCACACAAAATATGGTGAATGTTTAATTGATTGGAAAACAATTACAAAAAAAAGTGTTACTAAATTATATAAAATACAACTTGTAGGTTATATGTACGCACTTTGTAACGAACTTGGCAGAGAACCATTTAACAGATTAATCGTAGCAATAGATAAAGATACAAAAGAAATAAAAGAATATCTTTATGATACAGATAGCTATGTAAAAGATTTGCAAATATGGAAAAACTATTTGCAGATACATTCTTTTCTAAATGAAAAGAAAAAGTAATGGAGCAACTTATAAATAAACATGGAGGGCTAGTAGTCAACATTTTCTCTACGCAATGTAGATTGTTGCTCCAGCTACTACCCTCCACCTAATAGGAGAATAAAATGCAGACATTAGATATAACAGTAACAAGTATGGCAGCTCCCAAAGCTGCAAATCCAGAAAAGGGCTGGTCTGGTACAAAGAATTACCAAGTTTTTGATGAATCAGGAACAAAATATTTAGCTAGTCCAAATATAGGTATCGGTTCAGTACAAGAAAATGACAAGATTTCTATAACTATAGGTAACCCAGATAGATTTGGTAACTTGTATATAAAAAGTTTTGAACCTGTAACTGCACCTACTGGACATAATGAAGTACCACAAGAAATAAAAAAAGCATTTCCAGATAGTAAAGTAGTATCTAGTAATGGTTATGCACAGATACAACCACAAGCACCTACTAGTAGTAGTATGACCATGAAAGACTTTTTAATCGTGCTACAGAGTTGTTGCAATAGAGATAGTACTATGACTGCTGACCAAAAGTTAAAGTTTATCCTAGACAACTACAAGGCAGGATTAGTAGCAACGCATAAAAGACTATCAGAAAGTAGCGATAGTTTCTAATGCCTATTACTGCAAAATCTGCAAAGGCAAAAGGCTCTAAACTAGAAAAAGAAATAGTAGATGACCTTAAAAAAGACTGTAAATGGGAAGCTAGGAAGCAACCAGGTAGTGGTATATTTCGAGACTTCCCTCACGATTGTAGTGCTACTTCTCCAACTGGTAAAAAATACATTTTTGAAGCAAAGAAACATAAAAATGGTTACAGAACTGGAGATAGGCAAAAAGGTCAAGCTGATTTTCTAGTAATACAAGCAGATAGGTCAACCAGTAAGGTATATATGGAGTGGTCTATGTTTAAAGAGTTATGTTTAGAGATTTATGAATTAAAAAATGAAGTTGATAATTTAAAGGAGCAACTAAATGACAAAGAAACTGACACAAAAAGATAAAGTATTAGCACATTTACAAGAAAATAAAAAAATAAATCCTCTTGAAGCCTTGAATCTATATGGTTCATTTCGTTTAGGAGCAATTATTTTTACATTAAGAGAAGAAGGGCATAATATAGAAACTAAAATGAAAAATAATGGAGTAAAAAAGAATCATTTTGCAGAATATCATTACAAAGGTGATGGTAAACAAATGGATTTAGAAGATGTTATTAAAAAATCATAGAGTATTACAGATTAAACCAGAAGAAACACATTTATGGTTAACTCAAAAACATTACGCAAAAAGAGTACCTAATATTATGTATGCTTTTGGACTATACAAATTAAACAATTTAGTTGGTGTTATTACTTATGGTAAACCAGCTAGTAATTCATTATGTATAGGAGTATGTGGTAAAGATAATGCTAAATATGTGATTGAATTAAATAGATTATGTTTATTAGATAATAACAGAAACGAAGCATCATATTTTATTGGTAAAAGTTTAAAATTATTATTAAAACCTAAAATTGTTGTCTCTTATGCTGACACAAGTATGAATCATAATGGATATATTTATCAAGCAACTAATTTTATATATACAGGTTTATCTGATAAAAGGACTGAATGGAGAGTTATAGGTTCGAATAAGCACAGTAAAACCATTACTGAACAATCAACTTTAAAAGAAAGAAAAGAACAAACTGATAAGTATGAAGTTGTAGAAAGACCTAGAAAGCATAGATATATATTTTTTGTTGCTGATAAAAAAACTAAAAAATTATTTAATTCACAATTAAATTATAAAATTTTATCTTATCCTAAAAATATAACTAAAAAATATGATTCTGGAGATAGAGT